AGAGCTAGATCCAAAAGAAAAAGCCCAGGAACGCACACCAAAAAAGTGCATAGATTTATGCGTAAATAATGCAAGAAAAAAGAGAGAGAAAAAAAGAGAAAGAGAGAGAAACCCGAAAAACGCAAAACCTCGAAAGTGTTGCGTAATTCCCCCAAAGCACCAGAAGCCCGAAGCCCGAAGCCTCGAAGGATACGGGAAGCCCCGAACGAATAGCCCCCGCAGATAGTCGCACCAACACAAACCCGAAGGATTACCAGCACGCGAAAAATCGCGCCTCGCTTCGCTCGGAAAAAGATTAAATGTGCTACGCACAGTTTATTAAAGACGGGCAGGGCCAGCCCTGCACCCGCCGCTCGCCGCGGAGGCACGCGTTCAATCGCCACGCGTGGCTAGAACGGAGTCGCTGCGCGACCCCAGTTATTATAGCGCTGGCGCGCTAAGTTATATACTATCAGGAGAAAATATTTTACCAGTATTTAGGTTAGATGTCCCGTATTGTCCGTATTTGTACACATAATTACAGTGACCTTGGTCACATTCTGCACATCAGTGCGTTCGTTTTTCTATTCTGAACGGGTTAGTATATATGTAACGATAAACGAACGACTAGTACAGAGTGAGTTTATCTAACTGTGAGTGGGTGGCTAAGACAGACCGTAAGGGCTGGCTTGGATGCCAGCCACGAACACACGAGGGGGTAGCGAGGCTCGTAAACGAGCCGAGCGATAAGGGGGATAATCCCCAGGTTTTATATGGGGAAGTATTAGGAGTGTTATGGCTGCGGGTAAAGGTTCTGAGCATCACAATGTTAAGGCTTTACGGGAGGCCAAGGCTAAGGTTCTAGAGTATGTCAGCCAAGGTTTATCCCTTGATGACTCTATTGCTAGGTCTGGTCGTAAGCCTGATGTCATGAAAACATGGCGCCAGGATGACCGCTTTATGAAGGATCTTGAGAAGGCCCGCTCTGAAGGTGAGAAGGTTCTAACCCTTACCACAGGTGATGCCAAGTATAAGATTGGCTTTGAGCAGTTCTCAGCCGAGTTCCTTGATAGCCCTATCTTCCCTCATCACCGCTCTTGGATTGACATCCTTGAAGGTAGTGAGCCAAGTTACATCCATCCTTCCATGGTCTACGAGCCTGCTAGCAAGAAGCGCCTTCTTCTGAATGTGCCTCCTGAGCATGCCAAGTCTACTGTAATCACAGTTAACTACTGTGTCTACCGTATTGCCATGGATCCCAATATTAAAATTACCATCGTCTCAAAGACTCAAGAGCGCGCCAAAGAATACTTATACTCAATTAAGCAGCGCCTGTCTCATGAGCGGTGGGCTAAAATGCAATCTGTCTATGGCTCTGCTGGTGGATGGAAAGAAGATGCTGATACCTGGAAGGCTGATAGGATTTATCTCAGCCGCGATTCCACAGAGAAGGACCCGACTGTTCAGGCTCTGGGTGTCGGTGGTCAAATCACTGGTGCGCGTTCTAACCTTATTATTCTGGATGACGTCGTTACTACCTCAAATGCCCATGAGTGGGAGAAACAACTCACATGGCTGCAAAGAGACGTCGTTACACGTCTAGGTGACTCTGGTAAGTTACTAATCGTAGGAACGCGTATCGCGGCTAACGATCTCTACCGTGAAATTAAAAACCCTGACCACTGGACTGGTGGTAAGACTCCGTTTACATATATGTCAATGCCAGCAGTATTGGAGTATGACGATGATCCAGAGAAGTGGGTCACTCTGTGGCCTAAGTCAAACATACCCTGGGAAGGTTCAGATGAAGATATCCTTCCAGATGATGAAGGTCTTTATCCTAAGTGGGACGGGCCCGCGCTGTTTCGCAGACGATCTGAGGTCTCTCCGAGTGCGTGGGCATTGGTTTATCAGCAACAGGATGTCCAAGAGGACTCCATCTTTCCACCTTCGTGTGTCCAAGGTTCAATCAACAGGATGCGTAAGCGTGGATCTCTAAAGCCTGGGACTCCTGGTCACCCCAAGGAGCAAGGTCAGTGGTACACCATCATGGGACTAGATCCTGCGATGACTGGTAATACCGCTGCTGTTATTATGACAGTGGATAGGCAAACGCGTCACCGCTACGTTTTAGATGTAGAGAATATGCAAGAGCCTACACCACAGAAGATTCAAAATTTGATTGAGGCATGGGTCGAAAAGTATCGACCTCAGGAACTACGTATCGAAACCAATGCACATCAGAAGGCTTACGCCTTAGATGAGGTTCTACGTAATTACCTAGCCTCGGCGGGGGTCAGATTCTCTAGTCAGTTCACTGGCAGAAATAAGTGGGACACAGGTTTTGGTGTTGCTGCTATGTCTGGACTGTTTGGAACTATGCGTGGCAACTCACATCAAAATGATAACCTGCTAGAACTTCCTTCACAGGATGGCTCAGAAGGTGTCAAGGCTTTGATTCAGCAGTTGATTACTTGGAAGCCTGACACTAAAGGTAAGACTGACTGTGTGATGGCTTTATGGTTTTGTGAACTACGCGCAAGAGAACTTATTGGGACTACTCGAATGAATCAGAGTCACATTGAAAACAAGTGGGCGACTAAACGCCAAAGAGATACTCGATACATGGTCAACTTGAATGACTATGAATTTGGTCAAGACGAATAGGAGACAAGAATGCCAAATATTGGAACTGGCCCAAACAAGGTTAGAATTGATCCAAAGGCTTACGCTGCAAGAATCACTAGGGCTAAGAAAACTGTAGCGTCAATTGATCCTGGTACAAAAGCAAAACTAAAGGAAATGTACCCAAGTACTCCAAAAGCACCAGTTGCTAAAAAGGCTGTTGCTAAAAAAGCAGTTGCTAAAAAAATCATTAAGTAATTTTTAATTAATCGTTAGGATAACAATGGCAGACATTAAGATTATCGCGCGCCGCGTTGAGGCTATGAAGCATCGCGCAGCAGAACGCGATAGCAACATGGCTAACATTCTTGCCGTACGTCAGGGAAAGATGGTTCAGGTATTCCCTGACCTATTCCCTGAAGGCATGGATCACGCAATGGTCGCCAACTTTGTCGACGTCGCAGCACGCGACCTTGCAGAGGTTCTAGCACCGCTACCTTCAATTAACTGCACCGCTGTGAATGTAACATCAGATCGTGGTCGTCAGTTTGCTGACAAGCGTTCTATGATTGCTAACAACTATGTCTACAACTCTCGCTTGCAGACTCAGATGTATCCAGGTTCAGACCAGTACTTCTCCTATGGTTTCTTGCCTATTCACGTTGAGCCAGACTGGGAGAATAATCTTCCACGTATCCGTGTAGAAGATCCTCTAGGTGTGTACTACGAGAATGACCGCTTTGGTCGTGTAGTTGCCTATGCTAAGCGCTACTCAAAGACTGTTGCTGAACTTGTAAATGAGTTCCCTGAGAACGCAGATCGTATTATGGGACGCTGGGGTACTGAGCAGAACCTCAATGCACCAATTGACATCATCCGCTATATGGATAAAGAATCAATTGTTCTGTACATGCCTGCTCGTGATAATTTAATTTTGTCATCTGCTAAGAACCCTATGGGTAAGATGACTGTGCGTATCGCAATTCGTCCATCACTAGATGGCGAACCACGCGGTCAGTTTGACGATGTACTTTTTGTACAACTTGCACGTGCTCGTTTTGCTAACCTTGCTATGGAAGCAGCGGAAAAAGCAATTCAAGCACCACTTGTTGTACCTGATGATGTACTAGATATGCCGATGGGTCCTGATGCGATTATCAGAACCAACCAACCAAACGCTGTCGGGCGTGTCCGTTTGGATATTCCCGCTGCTACTTTCCAGGAGCAAGCAGCACTCCAATCTGAGTTAAGACTCGGTGCTCGTTATCCAGAAGGTAGAACAGGTAACATCGATGCCAGCATTATTACTGGCCAAGGTGTTCAAGCACTTCTAGGCGCCTTCGACTCTCAAATCAAGGCTGGTCAAACCATCCTTGCTGAGGTGTTTGAAGATGTCTTGAAGTTGTGCTTTGAAATGGACGAGATCCTTTTCAATGAAGAGAAAAGCGTCAGAGGTGTAGCGCAAGGCACACCGTACGAGTTAAAGTACTTGCCAAGCAAGGACATTAAGGGCGATACTTCGGTAGAAGTCCGATATGGCTTGATGGCTGGATTAGACCCTTCGCGCGCTCTGATTTTCTCACTACAAGCACTAGGTGCTGACTTGGTATCTAAGGACTTCATTCGTCGTGAACTTCCATGGAGCGTAAACGTTTCACAAGAAGAACAACGTATTGAAATTGAAAAAATGCGGGAAAACTTAACTGCTGCTATTACAGCAAGTGCGCAGGCAATCCCTGCCATGGCAGCCCAAGGTCAAGACCCATCTCCGTTAATTAAGAATATTGCTGACATCATTGAGCGTCGTCGCAAAGGTGAAAGCATAGAGGCTGCTGCATTGGCCGTGTTCACTCCTCCCGAGCCTGAACAACCAGTACAGCCAGAGATGGCTCCACCAGGTTCACAGGGCCCAGTTGAGAATGCGCCCCCGTCCCCAGCAACTCCTGGACAACCCTCTGGTGGGGCCCCTCAACAAGGCGCACCACCTCAAGGTGGCGCTCCAGATCTAGCATCAATTCTAGCAGGCTTAGGATAAGGAAAAAAAATGGCTACAAGGAAGAAGCAGGTAGTTGATGAAGACTACTCAAAACTAGACCAGTACGCTATTGAGTTACACGAATTTTATAAGTCCTTGCGTAAAGCAGGATTTACAACTGACAATGCATTATGGATTTTATCTGCAACAGAGATGCGTCCTAAATGGATGGTGTCAGCACCAACACTAGAAGATGTTAGACGACACTTAGACGAAGACGAGGACTAAAATGGCAACAGATGTACCTGGAGGTCCAGGAAAGTTCGCTCGTCGTGATGACTTGGGTAACGTAAAAAAGATTCAGCGTGATGCAAAAATTCAAGAATCTTCTGGTGGTGCCTATGGGCAACGCGCAGAACTACAAGGATTAGCATCTGGCGCACCTATGCAGCAGGCTGCTCCTCAACAGAGTATGGCTTCTTCTTTTCCTGTAGTAGGAGCATTTGAACCTACACGTCGTCCTGATGAGGCAGTAACTGCTGGCGTTAACGCTGGAGATGGTCCTGGCTCAGAAGTATTGATGACACCTATCGATGCACCTGATCAACTATCAGTTCTTGCGCGCGCTATGTACATGGCTAATCCGACTCCACAACTTCGACGTATCGTAGAAGCATTCGACGAAGAGGGGCGCTAATTGCCGTCTTTAGATTACTGGAATCCTGAGAAGAATAAGAAACTTAAAACAACAAGTATCTTTAACAATCCTCAGGTGCAGATGGACCGTTTGATTGAAAGCGAGATGAGCACGCTCACTCCTGCCCAATATCAGACATTCTCATCTTTCATGTCGCGTTATCCTAATCAGAGCAAAGACTTTATCATGTCTGCTGTTCGTATGGGTTTCTCACCTGAAACTCCAGGCATCGGCAAACTTGCATCTATTGATGGACTTGCACAACTTAAGCAGGACTTGACAAATCAAAAAAATATCAAGTCTAGCGTTGATAAGGATAAGTCACTACTAGGTGATATCCGTGATGGTCTATACTCTTCACTTAAGGGAACTACACGCGTTGGCTTTATTGCTACACGTTCTATCTATGATTCTCTTACTACACTTGGTCGAGATGCTTATGCTATCTCTACAGGTAAGCGAGAGCCAGATTTTAATCAGGTTCTAAAGGATGTTGGACAAGGTATCTTTGGTGAATCTACCCAACTAGGACAATTGGGTCGTGCATTCTTAGCAGATCCTACTAAGGTTGATACTGGTTCAGGTTTCTTCATCTCAGATGACTCAAAGGTTTCTAAAGCACAGGCTAAGGCTATGGCTGCTTATGGACAGATCAATGGTAAGTCCTTCACGCTAGGTCGTGGATTGATGACTACTGTTGGTGCAGATCCAAACAGCACTTCATACCGTGTAATGTCAGGTATTGTTGATGCAACACTCAACCTTGCTACTGACCCACTTACATACCTTGGACCTGGTGCACTTACAAAGATTGGCCGTGGCGGAAAAGAACTTAAGGCTGCTAAGGCTGCAGCACAACGCGAAGATGCACGTATTGCTGCTAACTTCAAAGAGCGTACAGGTTTAAGCAAGGATGAGAAGGCTCTTATTAAGGAGCGTACTGCTGGTGCTAAAGAAATTATTCGCCAAAGCGAAGTAAAGTACCTAAAGGACGAAGAAAAACTAGCCAAGGCAATTGAAGCAAGAAACGCAGCAGAGACTTCTAAGGCTCAAAAGCGTCTTACTGCTGGTACAAAGAACGAAGAGAACCTTGTTAGCGCAGGCGGTCAAGCCGTAAACGAACAAGCAGTTGCTGAGTTCGTCTTTGACGCTATGAATACAGGTAAGCAGGGCGATACAGTTGATCGACTCAGCAGACTATCTGCAGATTACTTCAACACGGGTGAAGGTTTTACCGCTGCCGTATTCTTTGATGAGATTCCAGAGGCAGGTAAACTAACATTTGCTACTCGTGGTAACGATGAATTTGTAGCACAATTGATTCCTGGCAAGAAAGCACCAGTTATTGTAGACATGGCTGCTGACTTTACACAGGTAACTGGTAAGGCTGCACAGAAGGAACTTAAGAACCGTACCGCTTTGCGTGATGTTCTTCTAGAAAAGTCTAACGACTTCTCACTTCCTGGTCCTACACGCGATGCGTTTAGTGCAATTGCTAGCGATATTGATGAGTCACTACGCTTGATTGATAGCGTACTAGGTGGTTCACCTGAGTCACTAGGTGCATTTGTAGGTAAGATTGCTGCTGCAAAGGTACCACAGGCTACAGAAATTATTGTTGATGCTATTCAAGACATATACAAGGCTGACATCTTTACAAACATCCGTTCCATTTATGGTGAAATGGGTGGAGTAGCAGTCACTAATGGTGACCTTCTTGCTGCTCGTACAGTAAAGGCTAGCGAAGTACTTGCTGATTCTACAAAGACTGGCGCTGCTGCAGCACTTAACATCACTAAGTCGATGGAAAAGTCTGATGCAACTATCCGTAAGTTACAGGCTGCTGTAGAAAAGTCACAAAAAGCACTAGAAAGCACCAAGACACGCCTAGGTGATATCACACAGTTGCGTACATTCGCACAACGTGACCCTGAATTGGTAGCAAGACTAGTTAATGACCCTGATAATGCTGGTCTACAGAAGATTATTGACCTAGAACTCAAGATTGGCGAAGCACGCTTTGCTGATGAATGGACTCGTGCAGAGGTTGGACTAGTAGACACCTTCGGTGGTGGACTATCTGCTGATGGAACTAAGGCTATGAAGTATCTATTCGGCCGTAAGTTCCAAGCAATCGCAGAAGTTGTTGCTGGTGAGACTAATGCTATGCGTGTACACCGCCTATTTGGTCGTAAACTAGATGTAGACCTTACTCGTGAACTAGCAGATGCTACAACATCTGACCAAGTTATCTCAATCTTCTTGCGTCACCTTGCATCTCCTGAGACAGATCCTATTATTGCACGTTCTATGCTTATGCGTACTGAACTTGCGCTAGGTACCAAGTCTCCTATCATCAAGGTTACAGATAAAATTAACATTGATGCAGTCAAGTGGGTAGAAAAGGCTGAAAAGGCATTTAGTAATATCTATGTACGTTCTACAGTGCTACCTTTAGGTGACCTAGATCGACTAGTTCCTGGTCTTAATGACTGGTTTACTACTGCTAAAGTACCTCAGAATGTAGTGGATGATATCCTTAATAAGGTCATCCGTGAGTCAGATTATACCTCTCGTTCTAAGATAATCATGGACGGAATGAAGGTTGCACAGAAGGCTCTTGTAGATTTTCATGGCAAGGGCGATGCTGAACTAGCAAAAGTCCTAGATGATGTACTTAAGGTTGCAGGTAAAGAACAAGCAATCGTTAAGCAGTACAACTATGCTAAATTGGCTACTGGTACTACACCTACAATGATGCTACATGATGGCTCTTTGCTACCTATGACTGGTGCTAACTATGCTCACCAGTTCCTAGATGATGTTATTCAGTTGCGTGATACCAAGCCAATTGTACAGGCTATCAACAACTATGATAAGAACAGCGCTATATTTGGCAAGGCTCGTGCTGCGAAAGTAGCAGCAGATGAGATTGGTGACTACTGGCGTACTGCTCAGTTGGCATTCCGTATATCTTATACAATGCGTAACATTGGTGAAATGCAACTTCGTCAGTTCTTCTCAGGACACGACAGCATCTTTAAGAACCCTTTGAGTTATATTGCTATGGCAATGGCTAATCCTGAGGGTACTGCTATGCAGAAGTTGGCTGCTCGCTATGGTAAGTACCAGAACGATATCTTTGGCACTAACTTTAAGAACCCTCAAGATGATGCTTTGTTCACAGAAGCAGTCGATGAGTACCTACAGTTTGTAAAGCGTAGCATCTCTGCAGGAGATCCACGTACAGCATTCGTTGGTAAGGTCTATGAAGTTATTGACAACATGCACCCAGACTATTACAAGGGTCTATCTGTAAGCCTGATGCGATTTGCATCTGATGATTTAATGCCTTTAGTAGCACGTGCTCGTACACCTGAACTACAGAGCGCTACTATCAAGTACCTTACAGAAGACAAAGCAGGATTAGAAATCCTACAAAAAATTCAAAAGGGTGCTCGTCTAAGCAAGGAAGAAGGACGCGGAGTCGTCTCCGACTTCGATAAGATTCTACTTAAGGATCCATCAAAGCCTTTCTCCAAGGACAACATTAACCCTGAAAACCTTTTCAACTATCTGTTTGATGACCAATCAACTGCTAGTTACATGTATGCACTCAATGCCCTTGCAGGCAACGGTGGCAAAGCAGATAACATTCGTTCATTACTTGCTGGCGAAAGATTAATCTTTGGCTCAGGTGAAGACGCAATTGCTATGGCAATTCCTTCATACAAGCGTGTTAAGAACATGGATGAAATGGCTAGCCTAAATCTTCCGTTCAATAAGCAACTAGAGCGTTTCTTCCCACGTGAAGAGATGACTGGTGGTAGCGCATTGATGGCAACATCTAAGCGTTTTGCTGATGCTGATGAGAAGCAACTAACTAAGGCTGTCGACTGGTTCTTCGATCTTAACACTAAGATTGAGAACGTTGTCAACTTTGGACCTGAATATCGTATGGCATACTGGGACCACGTAGGTCGTTATGCAAACATGCTTGATACTCCAGACCTAAAGAAGGCACTACAACTTGCTCGCAAGAATCTTGATGGAATCAAGGTTGGTGGAAAGCCTCTTAAGAAGCATCCAACAATTAAGTTCATTGAAAAGGAACTGTCTCGTCGTGGAGATAACTATGTACACGAAGCAGGCATTTCACTTAATCAGTTGAACTCTATGTCTGCTAAGAACGCATCTGTTTATACAAAGGGATTGTTCTACGATGCATCTAAGCAACTACAGTCTGCACAGGCTCTACGCTTAGTATTCCCTTTCATTCAGGCACAGTTTAATACTATTAACAAGTGGGGCGAACTATTCGTTAAGAACCCTGTTAACTTCTACAAGGTGGGTCGTGCGTACAACGCACTAACCAAAGAAGGCACAAGCGCTATCTATGATATCACTGGTGTCGAGTATGATGAAGGACAAGGCTTTATCTACGAAGATGAGTTTGGCGAGAAGCGTTTCCGCTATCCAATCGCAGGTAGTTTCATTGGTGGTCTAGTTGGTGGTATGGTAGGCGTTGAAAACGGTGCTATGTCTAAACTAGAAATCACAGCACCTGTACAGGCTCTTAACCTTGCATTCGGTAACGTGAACCCTGGTGTTCCTGGATTCGGACCTGCAGCACAGTTTGCTTATCAAGCAACTGGCAAGTCTGGAGCATTTGGACCTGTATGGGATACTATCCGTAACGTTGTAATGCCATTTGGTCAGACAGAAGATCCATTCGGTTCTTTGGCTCCAGCATGGTTGCGTAAGACTTTCTACTATGCAATTAATGACCAGAAGACTGTTGGACGTGGCGTTAAGGACTGGGCATCATACCTAGCCGCTACTGGTGAGTATGGAGAGAATCCACTTGCTGATGACGTTGCACGTAATGACTTATTTAATGATGCTGCAGCGATGTCTCGTGGTGTTGGTATTCTACAGGCACTATTCCAGAGCATCGCACCTGCTACACCTTCTAGTGAAATCTTTACAAAGATTCCTACAAACAAGGGTAAGTTGGACTTTGCTAGCATGACAATGCTATACAGTGCATGGGACCAGATTAGCAAGAACCATCCTGGTGATTACATGAAGGCAGTAACTGAATTTTCTCAAGAGTTTGGTGAGAAGAACCTTCTAGCAATCATGGGTGGGTCATCTCGCTCTGTTACTGGTACTGCTGATGCATGGTCTTTCCTGAATAACAACCCTGATGTAGCAGATACATACGCTACAAAGAGTGGCGATATTATCCCATTCTTCTTCCCTGGTGGAGAGGCTGCTACAGCCTACTACTCATGGCAGAAGGCTACAGGACGCCGTGAGGTTCTTAGCCGTGAAGAACTTGAAGCAGCAGCAGAAGAACTTGTTTACAAAATGGCTAAGTCTCAGATCTCTGAGATACAGGCTGCTAGTGGATACTCTGATGTCTGGTATGCAGGAGAAGTTAATGCTCTTAACCAGCGTTTCGGTGGGGCTGCACCTGCATCATTAGTTGTTGTTGGAACAGATCAAGAGCGTATTTCTAATGTGGCTAAGGCTCTTAAAGATGAGCGTTTCCAGCAGTCACCTATTTATGATGAGACTCGACAGTTCTACACCGCTTATTCAGAGGCAGTAGAACTATTAAAGTCTACACGCATTACAGCAGAACCCGATCTAGGAAGTTCACACTGGTATGCATCTAGTTTACGTGCAAACCTGGAGATACTAGGAAACCAACTAGTATTACAAAATCCAGCATTTGCACCAATGTATTACCGTGTATTCGCAGGAACTATGAAGGCAAAGGACTAAAGTGGCTGAAAAAGTAGTATACCCAACAGCAGACTCTGCTCGCGCAGCAGCAAACACAGCCTATTACTCTATGGGCAATATGGCTAACAGTAATGCTGCAGCCGTTGCTGCAAGAGTGCGTGCAGAAGGTTCTTTATACACTAGAACACTTGCTACTGCAGATAGCGTTGCATTCAGTAATATCATTGCATCAGAGTTAGACCGTCTTCGTAACACATCTCGTACAGATGGTTTCAAGAATAACCTCAACTACTTGCAGGCTTTACTTCGCTCTTCAGGTGGTTCAAAAGGTACTAGTGCACTAGGTGCTTTTGATCTAGATGACACTAAGGCTCTTCGTGAGGCTATCGTAAATGCACGCCTTAATGGTGTTGAATACTTTACATGGCTAGAAGATCTTAATAAGACAGGGCTAGGCTCTGGTGGTCCTAAGACTAAGTTTAGCAAGGATGCATCTACTGCTATCAACTTGATTGATAAGACAGATGCTTATACTGCTTACAGTAAGGGCTACTACACAGCCTACGGCAAGATGCCAAGCAATACTCAGGTTACTGCTTTCATGGAAAAATTTAACGCTCAGGCAAAGAAGGAAGCAGTTACAACAAGGTCTTCTGGAACTACCACAACATCTACTGCTGGTAGCACAGGCAAGAGCACAATTACTCGTAGTGGACTTGGATTCACAGAGGAAGAGCAGGCTAACTACCTTGCTAAGTACCTATCTCGTGACTACCAGATGACACCTGAACTTGGTGGCGCAGCAAAGACTATCTTTGATGAGATTCGCAATACCTACAAGAACAATGGCTTGAAGGAGCCTGAGTTTGAGTCTATTGCTGGAATCATTACATCAATCATTGGTACTGGTGATGCAGAGATGGCTAAGCAGAAGATTGCTACTGAGAAGCAAAAGATCCGTACACTTGCAGCCAAGTTAAACCCTGGTGTTGCAGACCTTCTCAACTCTGGTGAAGATATGAAGACACTATCTGACCAGTACATTAAACTTGCTCAATCAGTCACTAAGAAAAAGTACACAATGGATTCCCCAATTATTAAGCAAATGATGAACGTTAAAGACGATAAGGGTGTTATCCGTACAGCAACTGATTGGGAAGCACTTGGAATTATTCGTGGGAGCAATGACTGGATGGAAAGTTCTGACGCGTTCTCAACATTTAGCAACATCGGTGATGTTTTGACATCTAAGTTAGGACTATAATCATGGCACCTAAACTCCCTAAACTTCCTTTAGTTACAGCAATTGAAGCAGTTGTAAAATCAGTACCTAAGGCTATTGCTGCTAATAAGGCTGTTACAGAAGCAAAGGCAATTGAAACTCAGATTGCTAAGATTCTTGATAAGCCTAAGGTTACTGCTACAGATGTTAAGAAGGCTCAAGCGCTTCAAAAAGAAGCAACTCAAGTTCTTAAAGATGGTGGCGTTGGTAACAAGAAAGTTGTTGCTGATGTTACTACTGCAATCAAAGCGAAGGTTGCCGATGTAGCCGCTGCTGCGCCTAAAAAGGCTTTGCCTACTTCTGGAGCAGATGCTGCTAGAGCAGCCGCTGAGGCAAAGGCTGCTGCTACTGCTGCTAAGGCTACACCTGCTAAACCTACTACTACAGTTAAGACTCCAACTGCTGATGCAGCCAAGGCTGCTGCAGAGGCTAAAGCGGTTTCTGCCGCTAAGACTGCGGCTAAGGCTCCAGAACCAGTTGTTACTCCTAAGGCTACAACTCCTAAAGCCACAACTCCTAAGGCTACTACTCCTAAGGCTACTACAGCAAAGACTGCAGATGACGATGCAGCCGCTGCTGCTGCTGCACGCAAAAAAGCATCTGATGATGAATTAGCAGCAAAATCCGCTGCACGTAAAGCAGAAGTTGCTGCAAAGGCTAAGGCTCGTCAAGATGCTACCGATGCTGCACGAGCAGCAGCCAAGGCTGCAACTGCTGCAAAAGCAGCAGCGCGTGCTACAGCAGGTGGTGCAGTTGCTGGTGGAGTTGCTGGTGGTACTCTTGCAATTGATGGCGGAGATACTGGTGAAGGCGCTGGTGACGGTACTGGAGACGGTACTGGAGACGGCGCTGGCGATGGTACTGGTGGCGGTGGCGGTGGTGCTGGTGACGGTGCTGGCGGTGGCGACGGCGGTGCTGGTGGCGGTGGAGGCGGAGACGGCTCTGGCGGTGGCGGAGGTGGCGGAGGCGGCGGCGGAGGCGGCGGCGGTGGAGGCGGTGGTGGTGGCGGAGACGACACACCAGATGATACTCCAGTAGAAGAACCTCCAGCAGAACCAACTGAAACTCCAGAACAGAAGTTTGATAAGACTTGGTTAATCCTTCGTGCAAAGTTAATTGCTGCAGGACTTCCAGTCAAGACTGTTGATGATAGCGTGACTTACTTCCGTACAATCATCAAGGATGGAACTTTCCAGGGAGATAACGAAATCAGCGATGTTGTTGATCAGTATCTATATCTTCCTACATACAAGAGCAAGTCTGGTACAGATATTGAGTCACCTTACTATCGTGACTTTGGTTCATATAATGACAAACTTAAGGTTCCAAAGAAGCCAAGCGAACTAGTTCCTTTGGTTCTTGGATATCAGAAGTTGGTTGACAAGTATCAGGTTTCTACAAAGTTTAGCGAAAAAGATTCTATCCAAAAGTATCTACAGAACGATGTATCTGTTGCCGAACTAGATGAGCGTATGAACTCTGCTCGTCTTCGTGGTATCGATGCTGACCCTAAGTATCTACAAACACTTAAGGATCTAGGATACATCTCAGGTGGTGCAGACTTAACAAGTTTCTTCTTGGCTCCTGAAATCGGAACTGTAGAACTTGAGTCTCGTCGTAAGACTGCAGCATTTGCAGTTGAAGCAGTTCGTCGTAGCAACGCTGGTATCAAACTTGATACAGCAACTGCTCAGGCTAACGCTGCTCGTCTATCAGCACTTGGATACTCAGAAGCACAGGTTACTAACCTTGCAGGTCAAGGATATGAAAACATTGCAGAACAGTTGAATCCAACTACAGCCCTTTCAGGTATCTATGAAAAGACTGGTGAAAATGCTGATGTTCTTGCTCCTGTTATCCAGAAGGAACTAGAAGCAGAACAGTTCTTAGGAATGGCTTCACAGCGTCGTAAGAGACTATCTGAGCAGAACATTCGTGCCTTCCAAGGTGCGTCTGGTATGAGCCGTTATGGACTAATGGGCTCTACTGCTAACACAGCAATATAAGAATCCTTTGCGGATCTATCGGCCCCGCAAAGTGTACAAGACCGATAGTACAAGCCAATACAGATCCCCGTCTGTGATTGAGGTGTGCGACAACTACTAATAAAGGGAGAACGTGCTATGAGCACAGACCGCGACAACATCTGGGATGACGAAGAAGATAACGATTTTGAATCGTTTGACGCTGATACCGACCTAGTTAAGAAACTTCGTAAAGCCCTCAAGGCTGAGCAGAAGCGTAACAAGGAGTTAGAGACAACTATGGGTGATCTAACTAAGTCCCAAAAAGAGCGGATTTTGAAGGATGTACTTACATCCAGAGGTGTCAATCCTAAGATTGCACAATTCATTCCATCAGATATCGAAGCATCTGAAGATGCTATTGGAGCATGGCTAGATAACAATGGTGACGTATTTGGTTACACACCATCAGAAAAGCCTAGAGTTGCTCAACAAGATATTGCAGCGATGCAGCGTATGGATAGTGCACTCACAGGAGCAGAGACACCAGCCTCATCAGATGACCTGTTAAATCGCATTGCGAATGCAGGTTCAGAAGATGAGATTTTATCCATTCTCAGCGGTAACTAAACCGCACACTAACCAGAAAGGGGATATCAGCAAATGCCTGATGTCTTTTCAACCACAACCTCTGGGTTAGGTTCCAATCTTGTAACTTTGGCGTACGACAAGTTGATCGAAATCAACTTGCGTTCAATGCCACAGTTCCGCGCTATCGCGGACAAGAAGGTCGGAAACCCAACTCACGACGGTTCTTCAATCCGTTTCCAGTTCCACAACGATATTGCTGACACCTCAATTGCAGGTGCAACACTCGCTGAAACTGTAGACCCAGATGCAGTAGCACTTCCAGCAACTACAACACTAGATGTCACACAGACAGAACTAGGTCGCGTAGTACTTCCAACACGTAAGATGTCACTAATGAGTCTTGCTGATGTTGATCCATGGATTGCTAACGCAGTTGCATTCAACATGGCAACTACACTAGACAATGGTGTTGCTGCTATTCTTGATGCAGGTACAAATGTCATCCGTGAGGCTGGCGGAGCACTATCAACAACTGCTGCTAAGACTTCAATCGTAGCATCAGACACATTTAAGGGACGCGACGTACGTTACGCTGTAACAAAGTTGCGCGCTGCTAATGTTGTTCCTCGTGGCGGAATGTATGTTTCATACATCCACCCAGAAGTTTCACATGATCTCCGTACAGAGACAGGTAACAACATCTGGCGTACACCACACGAGTACCAGAATGTTGGTCCACTACTTGCTGGTGAACTTGGCGCATGGGAAGGTGTCCGTTTCATCGAGACACCACGCATGACCAACTCAATCTCAGGTGGAGACCTAACAGCACTTGCTACTGCTCCTGCAGTAAGCGGTGTATCTGGTGAATTCACAATCGTAGTAGCAAATGCTGCTTTCGGTGGCCTACAAGAAGTTGGAGATAAGATCTCTGGTACTAACGTAGGTACAGGCGCTAAGATCACAGCAATCTCAGTTGGTACAACAAACACAACACTTACAGTGTCTGTTGCTAACTCAGGAACTGTTGGAACTAATACTCTAACAGTAACACCTGCTGCTCGCGTTTACAACACTTACGTACTAGGACAGCAAGCACTTGCTGAAGCAGTATGGAAGGAACCAGGCATTGAGTTTGGTAACGTTGTAGACAAGTTGAACCGTTTCCGCCCAGTCGGCTGGCACGGTATCATCAACTGGTCAATCTACCGTCAAGAGGCGCTATACCGCATCGAGACTGCTTCATCAGTTCGCGCATAATCTAAGTATTTAGATGGGTGGGGCAGGGGGAAACTCCTGCTCTATCCATAAAACGGCTTAGGAGGCTATATGGCATACAGATTCACAACACCTACAATAAGCGAAGGCCCTGCAGGTGAAGGTCGTTTATTCAGCCGTTACAGGCTTGTAAGAGGCATCACAGTTCTCAAGATAGATGGCGAATACTTTGAACTTCGCTATCCCTCATCTGAAGAGGTAGAGGCTGCTCAAGAGGCATACATGGGCGGATATTCCTATGAAGTCAGTCCAGGGGAGAAGGCAGACCTTGAGGCTGCAGGATACACAGTGGAGACGATATGAGACACAGATTAGATCATCCAGAGGATGTTGAAGGTTGCTTTGGGTGCAAGGTTATTGGACTTCAAATGAGTCCAGGAGATGCATCATCTCAGAAGATGGTAAGTAACAAGAAGTGGGACGGTGAGTTAGAAGCCTATCGCTCAGCACGCGCTGATGGCATTCAACCTGCTGGCACTAGCATGAAGAAAATTCAGGAAGCACGACGTGCCTCTGATGTCATGGGTAAAGCATTTGATGCTAACACCATGGGAGATAGCAAGATAATTCAAAAGAAAACAGTAGCCACACTCAAGGAAGTAGGAGCAATATAATGCCAATGGTCGGAAAAAAAGAATATCCATACACAGCAAAAGGAATGGCAATGGCTAAGGCTGATGCTAAGAAGTCTGGCAAGCCAATGAAGAAGGCTGCTAAGAAAGTTGCTAAGAAGAAGACTGCACGTCGTGGATTGTTTGGTGCTAAATAATGGCACAAATGAAGCGCGTACCAGCAAAGCAACTTAAAAAAGCAGCAGAAAAAATGCAGTCTAATCCAAAGCCAAAGATCACTGGTAGTGCTAGTTCTACTATCCGTGTTTCTTCTTCAATGATTAAATCTCAACCAAAGGTTGTTTCAAAGCCAAAGGCTCCAGCAATTTCAAGAACAGTTACTAGCACACCATCAGCACGTCCTAAGACTACAGCGCCTAAGAAGCCAACTGGTACTCGTGCACGTAGAGTAATTGGTGGTATGTAATGGCTAAGAAATTATCATACTTAGATAACCTGGCTAAGGAAGTTGGACAGACAGCAAGCGCATGGAAGAAAGCATTCAACGCATCTGCTGATTACAATCCAGGTGCTAATGCTCGTGCTCGTTCTGCTAATAAAAATTACGATGCACAAAAGGGACAAGTCTTTGGTGCGCTGCTACAAGGTCGTCGTTATGACGATAAGACTGGCAAGCAAATCAAGGCAAAAAAGAAGTAATGAAAAAGAAAGCGTTCTGGGATAAGCCAAATCCTAAAAAGAAATCAACACCCTTAACGCCAGCACAGAAGGCTAGGGCTAAGGCAATGGCTAGAGCAGCAGGTCGTCCATATCCTAATTTGGTTGACAACGCTGCAGCAAAAAGGAAGAAAAGATGAAAGACTCAAGATTAACTCGGGCAGGAGTCGCAGGCTTTAACAAGCCTAAGCGTACTCCGAGTCACCCTACTAAGTCACACGTAGTTGTGGCTAAGGTAGGTAGCCAGGTAAAAACCATTCGCTTTGGACAACAAGGCGTTTCTGGCTCACCTAAAAAAGCAGGAGAGTCTGCATCATATGCAGCGCGTCGCAAATCCTTTAAGGCGCGTCATGCAAGCAATATCAATAAAGGAAAAATGAGTGCCGCATATTGGGCAGATAAGGTGAAATGGTAATGGCAAAAACAGCAGATGAGGCTCGCAAGTCAGCAATGGCTAAGAAGCCCGCAACACGTTCAGCAGGTAAGTTACCTAAGGGTGGCGGAAAAGGTCTCTCAGGAGATGCACTTGTAGGAAACGTATCAGCAGCAACAATTAAAGATATTAAGCGTATGGGTATGACAGCAGCACTTAAGTTGGCTGGTACCAACAATAAGACCGCTGGTGGAGTAGCACGCGAGTTCCAAGAAGGTGTACGCCGTATGTATGGCGCTGATCGTCTTGCAGCAGCAAAGGCTAAGTACGGGAAGCCAGTTGCATCCTCAGCAGATGCAGCACGCGCAGGTGCAAGAAAGCCTTCAAAGCCAGTTGCTAAGTCAGCAGACGCTGCTCGTGCAGCCGCTAACAAGACATCAACTAAGTCAGCAAAGCCAATGGCTAAGAAGTCAGGAACAACTGACCCATTTGCTAAATTTGTATTTGGTGTTGGCCGTGCTGCGAAAGAACCGTTTACTTCAAAGAAAAATAAGTAATTCAAACTAAAGGACAAAAATGACAACCACCTACGCCAATTTGGTAGATGAGGTTATCCTCAATCTATCAGGCTATACATTGAGGCAAGACCGTACTACGCACCTCACGCAAGATGTGAACTCTACTGCTCTTACCTTAAATCTTGGTAATACTACCAATATTGGTAAAGGTGTTGTCGAAATTGATGATGAATTGATCTGGCTAGATAACTATGATCGTGTTTCATCTACTGCAACTGCAGCACCTTATGGCCGTGGATACCACGGTACTGCTAAGGCTAGCCACACAGCAAACACTAAGGTCACAGTTGCACCAGCATTTCCTAAGGCTACAGTTAAGAAGGCTATCAACGATACTATCGATGCAGTCTTTCCGAACCTGTTTGGCGTAGGCATTTATACATTTAACTATAACTCAGTCAAGACTGCTTATTCAATTCCTGCTGAGGTTCAAACAGTTCTGTACGTATCTTGGAAGACAACTGGACCCACAGAAGAATGGCTACCTATGAAGGGGTGGCGTCATGACCCTCTTGCAAACTCTACTGCATTTACCACTGCTAACAGTATTTCAATCTATGATCGTATTGAAGCAGGTCGTACTGTACAGGTTTACTACACTAAGAAGCCTTCTACGTTAGCAGCAGCAGCACCTACTGACGTATTCGAGACTGTTACAGGATTGCCTTCATCTTGCAAAGATGTGATCCTTTACGGCGCAGCATATCGCCTGGCATCATTTATTGACCCAGGTCGCCTCAACTATTCATCTGCAGAAGCAGACAACGCCGATACCAAGATTCAGTATGGCTCTGGTGCTTCTACAACTCGCTTCCTTCTTGCTCTTTATCAGCAGAGACTGAATGAGGAGACCAAGAAACTCCGTGACGTTTACCCAACCCGAATCCATTACACGAGGTACTAATAAATGACAGTTCGCCGCTATTCATCCATCTCACAAGAGACAACTCTAGTATCAGCACTCAACACTACTGCTACAACTATGGTAGTAAACTCAGCAGCGGTTCTTGGCAGCATTACGCCTGGCACTGGTGAACGCTTTACGCTTGTCATTGACCCAGATACAGCCCTTGAAGAAATTGTCTATGCCGTATCTCCTACCTCTCCTTCCAGCACAACAATCACAATCATCCGTGGTGTTGATGGAACTGGTACAGAAGGTGTCTCAGGTATTGCTCACTCAGCAGGTGCCAAGGTTCGTCATATGGCTATTGCCGTGGACTTCCGCGAGGCTAACAACCACATCAAAAATGAAACAACTGCTCACGGACTGACTATTGCTAACGTCCTAGAGACAACCGACACAAACATGATTACCACAGCGATGCTTCAATCAAACGCTGTGACTACTGCAAAGATTACAGATGCAAATGTAACTGCTGCTAAGTTGGCTTCTGATTCCGTTACTACAGCCAAGATTCTTGATGCTAATGTGACTACAGCCAAGATAGCAGACCTTAACGTCACTACTGGCAAGTTAGCAGACTCAGCAGTAACCTCAGCCAAAATTGCTGATGGAACAATTGCTACAGGAAATATTGCAGATAGCGCTATTACTTCGGCTAAGATTGCTGATGGCACTATTGTTGCTGGTGACCTAGCAGATGGTGCAGTAACATCAGCAAAGATTCTAGATGGCACAATCGTCAATGCTGACATCAATGCATCAGCAGCAATTGACAAGACTAAGATTTCAGGTACAGCAATTACTGCTGGAGATACTGGAACAGTAACTAGCACAATAATTGCTAACGATACAATTGTCAATGCAGATATTAACTCCGCTGCAGCAATTGCCTACAGCAAGTTAAACCTTGCAGGTTCGATTACCTCAGCAGATATTGCTAATGGCACTATCGTTGACGCTGACGTTTCTGGCACTGCTGCCATTGCTTATGGTAAGTTGTCTCTTGGTGGAACAATTACATCTGCTGACTTGGTAGATGGAACTATTGTCAACTCAGATATCAACGCCTCTGCTGGTATTGCGTTGAGCAAGTTGGCAATAGACCCACTAGCCCGTGCTAACCACACTGGTACACAGACAGCCAGTACTATCTCAGACTTTGACACACAGGTTCGTACCTCTAAGGTAACTGATCTTGCAGCACCTACTGGTTCATTCTCAATGAACAGCCAGAAGATCACATCTCTTGCAACTCCAACTACTGGCACAGATGCTTCTACTAAAGCATATGTTGACGCACAGATTACTGCCCTAGTTGGTGGTGCTCCAGGAACACTAGATACACTCAAGGAAATTGCAGATGCAATCTCTAGTGGTGGTTCATTTGAATCAACTGTAGTACTTAAGTCAGGAAGCACTATGACTGGTGCTCTTACACTTTCAGGTGCTCCAACTGTAGACCTACACGCTGCAACTAAGGCGTATGTAGATACAGTTGCTGGCTCTGCTACTGCTGCTGCAGCCAGCGCATCTGCTGCTGCAACAACTTACGACAACTTTGATGACAGATACCTAGGCGCTAAAAGCACACCACCAACACTAGACAATGACGGCAACGCAATTATTGAAGGTGCTCTCTACTGGAACTCAGTAGACAATGCTATGTATGCTTGGGATGGTGCTGCTTGGGGTTCAATTTCCTCAACTGCAGCAATCTATCGCTACCGCTACACAGCATCTGGCGGAGAAACATCAGTATCAGGAACAGATGCTAATGGATTAACTCTTTCATACCTTGCTGGTAAAGAGCAGGTATATCTTAATGGTGTACTTCTTGCTCGCACATCTGACTACACAGCAACTGATGGAACAAGCATTACTTCTCTTGCTGCTCTTGCAGTCAATGATGTAGTAGAGATTATCACCTTTACAGCATTTGACTTGGCTACAGCAATCCCTAACACAGTTATGGACGCTAAGGGTGACCTTATTGTAGGAACTGCAGCAGATACTGTAGGTAAGTTAACAGTAGGAACTAACGGTTATTACCTAAAGGCTGACTCATCAACTGCAACAGGTCTTACTTGGTCAGCAGTAGACGCTTTACCATCACAGACAAGTAACTCAGGAAAATATTTAACTACCGACGGCACATCAGCAAGTTGGGAAACATTATCCGTAGACACAACATCAATCGAAATAAACGCCGTAATGGGCGTTTACTAACAAGAAAGGTACAGTAACTAATGGCTGTAACATCAAAAGTCCTAGCCCGTACAGCGGCTGCGACATCAAGCACAACACTATATACAGTTCCTGCATCAACTACTGCTGTAGTAACTAATATAGTAGTAACAAATTCAGCAGCAACCGCTGCTACCTTTACAATCACCCTTGATAGCGTTGATTTATTTAAGGATGTAGCAATTGCAGCAAATTCAACAGCAATGTTTGATTTGAAACAAGTACTTGCAACAACAAAAATTGTTGCTGGCCTTGCATCTGCAGTTACAGTTAGATTTCATATCAGTGGAGTGGAGATAGTATAATGGGACAATCAGTATTTCCTACTCGTAATTATCCTGAGTATCCTACTCATACAACAGCAAGTCGTAAGTCTACAACTGGACTTCCAATAGGATACACAGTCTATAATGAAACTTCTAAAAAATTAGAACTTTGGAACGGTACATTATGGTACGGTTTTGATGGTCAACTAGCAGCAGGCGTAGTTCCTTGGGCGCCAGATGCGTTTACTTTTTCTGGTGGAAATGTTTCTTCAACACAAATTGCTGCTGTTGGAAAAAGTATGGCAAACGCTAGTGCGGCATCTACGCCTACGGCTGGTGGAACATTAACAATTGACAGTCAGGCACTTGGTTCATATGATTATGTAATTAAAAGCGGTGACCAAACTGTTTCTTCATTTACCAACTCTGATTGGTTTACAACCACTGCAGATACTCGTTCTGCTTTCGTGGTAGTACAAGGTAACTTGACAATTAATTCTGGTCAAACATTCATACCAAGCAATCGCAAATTATTTACTTGTATATATGTAACTGGAAACTTGACACTTAATGGAACAATATCAATGTCAGGTCGCGGTGCCAATCACAGCGCAACTACTGCTGCTGCAATTCGTATTGTAAACGGAACTTACTCATCAATCACAAACCCATCAGTTCCTGCTGCAGGTGGTGCTGCTGTTGCTACTTCTACCAATGGTAATGCTGGAACAAACGGTGGAACTGGCTCGGGTGGTGGTGGGCAAAACGATGTTTCAGTAGCAGCCCCACACGGTACCGCAGGAACATCATTTACTGGTGGAACAGGCGGTGGCGGTGGTCGTAATCACAGCGGTCTTAGCCTTTCTGGAACTGCTGGTACTGCTAATGGTGGCGCTGGTGGAAATGCAATTCCTGCTGGTGGACCATACCCAACTGCTAACCCTTCATCTGGTGGTTCTGGTAACCCTGCAGGTTCTGGTGGTGAAAATCCTGGTGGTACTGGTACAGGTGGAGTGTTGTTTATTATTGTAGAAGGAACAATTTCTGGTTCAGGAACTATTACTGTTAATGGAATTAATCCTGGTTCAGCATCTGAGCGCCCTGGTGGCGGTTCTGGTGGAGGAAGTTGTACAGTTCTATATATGACAGATACATCAACTATTACACCTACTGCAACTGGTGGTCAAGGTAATGGTATTTATGGTGCTACTACAAATGGTGGCACAGGAACTGCTAGAAAGTTGGCAATTGCATAATGACTACACAAAAATATTTATTTCATAATATCTACGGCGATGCTCAAACTTTAATTGACACAAAGCCAAATGATGTCACTGCAGTTCCATTTGGTTGGGACCCACATACAGAAACAATTAGAAACTCAATCTTAAATCTTCTTGGAGTTTCTATTGCTGGGCTTCCAGCAGTAGTTGCTTGGCGAGAAGAATACATAACAACATCACCAGACCCACTTGACCCACCAAAGACAATGCCCGCTGGGTGGTTTGTACTACATCTTAATGATGTGCCACAATCAGACTGGAACTGGGGTTATATTCAATCAGTCATTGACGGATGGGGTGACGAGTTAGATTACTTGTAAGACTTCTTTGACCAGAAGTTTTTAATGTAGTGGTTGATCAAAGTTGAGTTAAAGGTTTTATCCTCAAGCAACTTATGCTCACCTTCTGCATAGAAATCAAACTCCGCTTTCCAGTCAGTTCTTTTGAAAGGAATAAGTTGCACTAAAGGTGTTCCTTTTTCTATAACTCCTTCAAAGCCTTCTTTTAACCACATTGGAAACAATGGTTCAAGGCTTGCCTTGTCACTATCAAGCACTGCTTCAATAGCCCTAAATGGTAAATTTTTATGACCTACTGGTGGTAGTGCTAAAACAGAATAACCTTTTGGTGTATTGGGAATCCACTTGTTCATAAACTTAAATACTGAGTTAGTGTATCCAGGTGGATTTTCAATATGCTGAGAGTTTTCTCCGTGTTGTTCAAATACTTCAAGGCTTGAACGCCAAGTTAATCGTGGACCCATAGGAGTTTGCTTAACTTGAACATCAGACCATAATGGAATTATGTACCCAGAAGTAAGGGCATCTAACATTGGCACACATTTTTTAAATGTTGCATTAGAGATACGGTTCTCAAGAATAAACTTTTTACCATCTGGATTATCAGGAGAAACCTGATAAGGAGTCATCTCCTTGTGCCACTTAGGTAATGCCTGAGAAGCAGGAAATGGACGGTCACATAAATCGTATGTGTACTTGTCTTTAGCAATAAATGTAATTTTTTGAGTCATCTTATGCCTTTCGTAGGTATAAAAAGTGTACCATATATCAATCAATAAGGAGCAATATGACTAAATCCCGTGACCTAGCCAATGCAGCAACGGCACTCAACGCCGTGACTGCAACCGAACTAGGATTTGTAGACGGTGTTACCTCTGCTATCCAGACACAGTTAGATGCTAAGTTGGCATCATCTACTGCAGCAACTACCTATGTAGCCAACTCCTTGGCTGATGCCAAAGGAGATTTACTGACTGCTACTGCAGACAATACCCCTGCCCGTTTAGCCGTTGGCTCTAACGGAGATACACTTGTAGCAGATAGTTCCACATCAACAGGCTTGCGCTATAGTCCAGCCCCAGCACTTGGTAACCCAGTCTTAAACTCAGCGTTTCAGATTTGGCAACGTGGTACTTCAATAACTAATGGAACTGTTGTTTATGCTGCTGATAGATGGCAGGCATATGGAAGCGGTAACGCGACACTATCACGTCAATCAACAGGTGACTCAACCAATCTTCCGAACATCCAATATTGTGCTAGATATCAAAGAACAAATGGAAGCACTGATGCTAACTATATGTATCTTGCTCAAAACTTTGAAACAATAAATTCTATTCCTTATGCTGGCAAGACTGTAACAATGTCTTTTTATGCCAGAAAGGGTGCTAATTATTCTCAAGCAAACAGCGGATTAAACGTTGGATTAGCGACTGGAACAGGCGTAGATGAAAAATTTAATGGTTATACAAATACGTCTTATCCAATAAATACAACTGTAACCTTAACATCAACTTGGCAAAGGTTTACATTGACTGGAACCATTGCTTCAAACGTAACTGAGATTGCTCCTGTGTTTGTTGAGTTAGC